CAGGCGTACCATCTCGCGTCGCCAATGAGCGGATATTGCTTGTCACAAGATACCGCGAGTTCATCTTTCTCGGCTGCGTTGTCGAGCATGTGGGGCTTCGCCGCACGGTGCGCGCTCCCATACAGAAGCCCCGCGACCACAACTCCGGCGACGATAAATCCAAGAATTTTTTTCACTTGGTTTCCCTTCTCAGTTTGAGAGAAGCTTGCCGAGCACGGCGGTTATGGATCGCAGGCGGGAGCCGCCTTCGAGGGAGCGCAGTAGAGACCCTACTTAGGGACACTACAATGAGGGCAATGACGCAAGAGAGCGCAGCAATCCCCAAACGCTGCCGCCATGCTTGAACGACTAAGGTACTCCGCAGGGAAGTTTTGCGCGGGGGAGCGTCGCCCCGGAATTTTCCTCTAGTGAAATCAATGGAATGAAAGGGAGATTTTTCGATGGCGAATCAAACTTGGCAAAATTTGCGGGATTTGGACGTAGATGCTCTGGCGGAAGTTGGCTCGGTCGATGCGAATAGTTTCATGGTCCAAGCCGTTGGCGTCGCGTTTCAGCGACTGCAAACCAACGCCATGCAGGAGGCGGCAGAAGCCCAAATAAGGGCCGCGGCGCATCAAAAAGTGACGGCGGAAGCTGCGGTTAGGGCCGCCAAGGCGGCGGAAGATACCGCCGAATTTACGGCAAATGCTGCTTTTTGGATGATGTTGTCCGTTTTCGTTCTTGCGGGAACGTCTGTCATGACTCTCATTCTCACGTTCCTCTCGCGCCACTAGGAAGAGGCGCCGATGCTCGCGAAATGGATTGAAGCGAATGTCCGGCTTCCTGAAGGGCTCAGCGCTCAACCGGGACGCATGAAATTGTGGAGCTATCAGCGCGAAATCGCGGATTGCATTGGCGACCCGTCGATTGAGCGGATCACTTTGATCAAGGCGGCGCGCATTGGCTTCTCGTCGCTTTTGACGGCTGCAATCGGCTACTGGTGCGCGGAAGACCCGGCGCCGATTCTTGTTTTGCTTCCGACTGAGAGCGATGCGCGGGATTACGTTGTTTCCGATGTTGAACCCCTTTTCGAGGCGAGCCCGAAACTTGCCGCAGTCCTTCTCGACGGGAGCCGGACGGGGCAACGCGGCCGCCCGACGGCGGGCTTAGTGGCGAACCGCAACACGCTCTTGAGCCGGAGGTTTCAGGGCGGCTCAATCAAGATTGTCGCGAGCAAGGCGCCGCGAAATTTGCGACGGCACACCGCGAGAATCCTTTTGGTCGATGAAGCGGACGCGATGGAAAATTCAACCGAAGGCGATGTTGTGGCGCTTGCGGAAAAACGGACGCTCACCTTCGCCAACCGGAAAATTATCATTGGCAGCACGCCGGTTGACCTCGAAACCTCGCACGTTTACCGCGCCTATGAGGCGTCAGACCAAAGGATTTTCGAGGTTCCATGTCCGAAGTGCGGCGCGTTCAATGAAATTTTGTGGGGAAATATCGAATGGGAGCCGGACCTTCCCGCGACCGCAGCCTATCGCTGTCCGCACTGCAACGGCTTGATCCCCGAGAAACACAAGCCGCAGATGCTTAGGCGCGGTCGCTGGCGGGCTTTGAGGCCCGAGGCGGTATCTCACGCCGGTTTCCGTCTAAACAGCCTTGTGAGCCCGCTCGCTAACGCATCCTGGGGCAAATTGGCGGCCGAGTTCCTTGCCGCGAAGGGCGACCCGGCGACCTTGAAGCCTTTCGTCAACACGGTTTTGGGGCAGGCATGGCGGGCGCTCGGCGATGAGCTGGACGAAAATTCGCTCAAGACGGGCGATTTCAGCCTCGAAAAAATCCCGCAAGAGGTCATGATGCTCACCGCTTTTTGTGATGTCCAGGCGGATAGACTTGAAATCTCGACGTGCGGCTGGACGAAAACGCCGCACGAATGTTTCGTCCTGGCGCATCAAGTCCTTTTCGGCCCGACGTCCGGCGAGTCCATCTGGCGCGACCTATCGGACCTGCTGCTGATGCGGTATCCGCACCCGCTCGGGGGAGTGTTGCAACTGGACGCGGCGGGCGTTGATGCTGGCGACGGCGGCGTCATGGATACCGTCATGAGGTTTTGCGCGGCGCGTGCAGGGCGGCGAGTCTATGCGTGCAAGGGCGTCCCCGGCTTCGCCCGGCGGGCGTTTCAGGCGAGCGCGACCCTGAAAAGCCGACCGTCCGAAAAGCTGTATCTGCTGGGCGTCGATGCGCTCAAGGCGGTTTTGTTCGAGCGGTTGAAGCGCGGGCAGGCAATCAAGTTTTCAGACCAGCTCGACCAGACCTATTTTGAACAGCTCGCGAGCGAACGCTTGGTGACGAAATTCAGTCGAGGGCGGCCGGTCAAAATGTTCGAGGTCATTCCTGGCAGGCGGAACGAAACGCTTGATTGCCTTGTCGGCAACTATGCCGTCCGGCAGGGCTTGGCACTCAATCTTGTGACGCGCGAGGCGGCGCTCCGGCTGGAACCGCAGAGCGCGGCGCCGTCGAGGGTGACGCGGTCGAAGTGGCTTGATGAGGGGCGGCTTTGAGGCGACCGTCAGATCCGCTTAAACGGGAATGTCCATTTTTCGCCGGTTTCGCGTAGCTTGGAATTGAAAAAATCAATCTGACGTTGGCTGTAGATGTTCGATAGCTCTTCGTTTGTCAGTGAAACATTTGGAAAGTTAGATTGACGCCAAAGGTGATGAAAAGCGTTTATAAGGCCATCTCTGCGTTCTTGTTCTCGAAGTTTTGCGCGCCTGTGAGCGTCGTAAACGACAGACCCTAAAAACACGGCGGCAGCGACCGTCTGAATGATGGCGGTGATTGTTGAGCAATCCGGCATCCCTTTAAATCCCTCTCTTGAAAATGATTGAGAAAAATTATCGCATGATAGCAATGACGACGGAAGCCCGTGCGTCCGCGCGCCGCGAGCGCGCCCGCCTTCGCTCTGAGCGCTGGCGGCGGACGCACGGCATCCCGGCGAGGAAGCCCGCAAGCAAGCCTTGGCTCGCGGAAGGCGTCTCGCGCTCGACATGGTACAGGCGAGGCAATCGCATCGGTGCCGCATTTGCGGCAAATGGCGCACCTGACAGCGATGAGCAAGACGACGAACGCCGAAGATGCTGCGGCAAATGCCGCAAATGCGGCACCCTCGACCGCGCCGAACTGTCCCTCGCGAGGTTGAGCCGCGAGTTGATTGCGGCCGCCGGGCATATGGCGGTCGCGGGCTCCATCCTGAGAGAGTTTCCGGCAGCGGTCCGATAATCCGACCGGACCAATTGGATGCCCCCGATTTACCGGGGTATCCAAAAACCCTCCGCGCGGCAAGGTATTGACATGGATTGACTTAAGTCTCCGACTCGCTCTTAAATCCCGTCTCCCCCAAATTTAAGGAAGGGCTGCACGGATGAGCGACCTCACGATTGACCGGCTTGCGGCCGAAGCCTTCGAGCGTGACGCGGACGTGGCCCGGCTCTCCCGCGAGTCCTTCATTCTGGACGAAGTTGCCGAGGCGCTTCCGTTATTCCCGCGCCCGCAAGTCGCGACAGCCTCGCACCGCGCCAAGGTCTTTCTGGCCGCGTCACCGCTTGGCACCCGCCGCTTTCACAGAAAATTCCATCTGATCGACGTGTATCTGCTTGGCCTGTACTTGAGCTTCGAGCGGCCAATCGTCGGCCATACGGACTTTGTCGAGCAATCGCGGCAAGTCCTCATGCGCGAGGTGCATCACCTTTTATGGGGCGAGGAAGTCACCCCGGCCGAACGGCTCGCCAGATCCGCCGAATTCGCCGCGAAGGCGGAACGCGCGATGCGCTCCCCGGCCGCAAAGAAGCGCTTTGATGAGTTCATGCTGAGGCTGCACGAAAACCGCCGCTGCGAACTGGTCACAGATATTTTCTCCGCGCCAGTGCATGTTTGGAACCGCGACCAAGACCGGGCTTTCGCGATTTTCCTTCGCCGCGACGTGACGCTTTTTCTCGCGCTCTTTGAGCGGGGCAAAGAAAATTCGCTCGCGACAGATGCCCTTTTGCAAAACGGATTCACCGGCCATTTCAACTTAACGAAGACCCTCGCGGCTATCGACGTGAAGCTTTTGGGGATTGTCGAAAGGCGGAACCGACGGCCGCCCGAACTGGTCGAGGCGGAAAATGCTTGAAACCCTCCGCCGCGCCCTGTTCAACCGCAAGCCCGAAAAGTCGCTACGTAGCGATATTTCAACCCGCGCTTACGATAGTGCGGCGGGCGGCAGGCGTTGGCGTGATGCTGGCGCAACCCCTTCCATTCAAGCCGCCGTCCTGGCAGGCCGTGAGCCGGTCGCAAGGCGCGCAAGAGATAGCTCCATCAATCAACCCCTCGCGTCGAGTGCGGTCGAAGTGTGGTGCGGGGAAGCCATCGGCACCGGCATGAGGCCCGTCCCGCAAACCGGCGATGACGCGCTCGACAAGATCCTCGCGGACCGCTTTGAAGCTTGGACGGATGAGTGCGATTACTTCGGCCTTGAGAGCTTCTACGGCTGGCAAAGCACGGCTGCACGTCGAGCCTTTGTGGACGGTGAATTTTTCTCATTGATGGTGTTCGAGGGCGAGCAACTTCGGATCAAGCCGCTCGATCCCGCGCAAGTCAATCCGGCTTTGAGCCTGGAGCTTCCCAACGGCGGGCTTGTGATCGCGGGCGTCGAGGTGAACGAAGGCGGGAAGCCCATAGCCTTTCACATTTACCGGAATTGGATTCCCGGATTGCCTTTGCTTCGCGGGCTCGAGAGCGTGCGGATCGACGCTGCGGACGTGTTGCATCTTTTCCGGCCCGATGCAGCGGGTCAAACGCGCGGCATGTCGCGGCTGGCGTCGGTTCTCCTGAGACTCCGGGAATTAGATAGTCTTACCGATGGCCAGCTCGTTCGCCTCAAGATTGGGGCGCTTTTGGCGGGCTTCGTCACGGATGCGGACGGCACGCTTTTGCAAGATGGTGCGACACCGGGCGAGGCGAGTCTTGAGCCCGGCACCATGCAACGGCTGCGTCCTGGCGAGTCCGTCGAGTTTTCCAAACCGCCGGAGATTGGCAGCGAGTCGAACGCCTTTCAGAAAGCCGTCATCCGCGAAATTGGCGCGGGCGTCGGCGTGCCGAGCTTCATGCTCGACCATGATTTGAGCGAGGTAAATTTCTCGTCCGCTCGCACCGCAATCATCGCCTTTCGTCGGCGTGTTGAGGCGTGGCAAGACCATTTCGCGTTTCAAATGCTGCGGCCGGTCTATCGTCGCTTCGTGACGACTGAAATCCTATCCGGCCGCCTCGCGGTCCCGCTCAACGCATCGACGTTGCGCCATAAGTGGATAGCGCCGAAGGGGCAATGGTTGGATCCTCTGAAAGACGCGCAAGCCGAGGCGCTTGCAATCAACAGCGGCTTGACCTCGCGGCGTGAAGCGGTCGCGGCGAGGGGCATTGATGTTGAAAGCCTCGACAATGAGATAGCCGCAGATCGTGCGCGCGAGGAACGGCTAGGACTTTCGTTCGCAGCACCGCCGCAACAAACAGGAGTTCAAGACAATGTTGCATGATGTTCTCTTTACCCGCGACGCGGCAGACGCAAATGTGTTCACCCGCGACGTCACCCTTTCCCCGTCGAGCTGGAACGCCGAACAGCGCACGTTTAGCGTTGTCGTAAGCAGCGGCGCGGACGTTGTACGGCAGGATGCGCGAGGCGCTTACATCGAGCGGCCGGACATCAATCAGAACTGGCGGCAGCTTGTTGGCGCTCCGGTTCTGAACAGTCATCAGCGCAATGACATCAAGAACATTCTGGGCAGCGTTACAGACGTTACGGTTGTCGGCAAAGAGGTTCACGCGACCATCCGCATGAGCAAGAGCGCGGAAGGCGAGGCGGCCGTTCAAGCCGCGTTGGAAGGTCATTTGCGCGGTATCAGTTTCGGCTATCGCATCGACGCCACGAAGGAGTCGGTTGAAGGCGGCCGCCGCATCGTCACCATCACGAAGTTGACGCCGGTCGAAATCAGCTTGGTGCCGATACCGGCAGACCCGGCGGCCGTCATCCGCAGCGATAATGGCTCCGGAGCAACCGGACCCATTTCGGACCGTGCATCCCTCAACGCGGAAATTCGCACCATCGCCAGGACGGCGGGCTTGCCTCAATCATGGATAGATTCACAGATCGACGCTCCTTCTCCTAGCGTCGAGGCGGCGCGCTCTGCGGCGTTTGCGACCCTTCAACTTCGCAGCGCGGCCGCTGATTCAATCCGCGTCGCATCCGCGAGCATCGGCGGGCATGACGCCACGGACCCGGAGTATCGCGCAAGGACGATTGGCGAAGCTCTCTATTGCCGCATGTCCGGAACGGCACCGAGCGACGCCGCGAGGCCCTTTGCGGGGCTTTCCTTGGTCGAGATTGCGCGGGACACCTTGCGGCTTCGCGGGCTCTCAACCACCGGCTCTCCCGCGACCATCATGGAAAGGGCATTGCTCTCGACATCGGACTTGCCCGCTATCATGGCGGACGCCGTCAACCGCACGATGCGGCAGGCTTATACCGCTGCGCCATCCGGATTGAAGCGAGTCGCCCGGCAAACGACCGCGAGAGACTTCCGGGCAAAGCATCGCATCCAATTGTCATCCGCGCCGACTCTCTTGCCGGTCAATGAGCATGGCGAATTTCAATCGGGCTCAATCGCGGACAGCGAAGAGACCTACAAGCTCGGCACCTTTGGCCGGATTATCGGTTTCACGCGGCAAGCCTATGTCAATGACGATTTAGGCGCTCTCAATGACATCACCCGGCGCATGGGCGTCGCGGCGGCGCAATTCGAGAATCAATTCCTTGTGGACTTGTTTGTCTCGACCGCGAACATGAGCGACGGGCGGCCGCCGTTCCATGCGGATCATGCAAACCTTGCGGGCGCTGGCGCGGTGATTTCCGAAACCTCGCTCACGGCCGGACGGCTTGCAATGCGCAGCCAAACGGAACCGGGCGGCCAGCTTATCGACGCAACCCCGCGCTATCTCATCGTGCCAAGCGCGCTTGAGACGTTGGCTGAAAAAACCATCACCGCAATTCAGGCCCGCGCGGTTGCGGACGTGAACGTGTTTGCGTTCTTGAGCCTCGTCGTCGAACCGCGCTTGACCGACGCGAAGGCGTACTATCTCGCGGCAGACCCCAGAAGCATTGAGGGACTCGAGTATTGCTACTTGGAGGGAGAGCAAGGCCCGCAGGTCTTCTCCGAAGTCGGCTTCGATGTTGACGGGATTCGCTTCAAGGTCCGGCTCGATTTCGGCGGCGGGTGGATCGAACACCGGGGCTTTTACAAGAATCCGGGAGCGTAAACCGTGGCTGAGTCTCTCGCGGAGCTTCAAGACCAGTTAATCGCGCTCAACCGTGCGAGAGCAAAAGGCATCCGCTCGATCACGTATCAGGCAAACGGCGTTCAAAGAATCACAGAGTTCCGCAGCGATACCGAGCTTCGCGAAGCGCAAAACGACCTTCAAAGGCGCATCGCAGCCATGCAAGGCGGCGCTTCACGAACCATCAAAATCTCTAGCTCGAAAGGTTTGAACAATGGCGACGAACTTTAGGCAAAAGGGCGACACAATCACGCTCACCGCGCCCGCGAATGTGAAATCCGGCGACCCGTTCATGGTTGGCAGCATTTTCGCGATTGCCGCCTATGACGCACTGTCCGGCGAACAAGTTGAAGGCCACGTTTGCGGCGTCTTTGTCCTGCCAAAGCCAAACTCGGTTGTCACGTTCGCGCAAGGCGCGCGGGTTTTCTTCGACAGCGCAACCGGGCTCTGCAAGGCCACCTTAGCGGGAT